GGTTCAGATACTCTTTTGCGGTCATTCCACAACACCTCTTTCCTACTTAAAGATACGCCCTGATTTCTTATGTCTCAGTGTGACACGTCCGACAATCTCAAATCCTGCCAGATCAAGCAGCAGTCTGAACGACTGCATAACCTTATGGTTCAGCTTATCAATTTCCTGCTCCTGTTTCTTGGCAGATCCCATTGCAACACCTGCCGTCGGATCCGAATAACCCTCACTGTTCTTATAACTCATTCTCATCATCCCCCAACTCATTAACTTCTCCAATATTATCTGCTTCAGCTACGATAAGGGCTGTTAAGAACACCCCCATTGTAAGTCCACTGATGAAACACAATGCCCCAATAATAAAGTACCCCACATTATCTCCCCTTTCCGTGACCTCTGAGAAAATGATCCAGTAATCTGTCACGCCAATCTTCTCTATGTTTTTCACAGGAATCCTCATCATCTACTAAGATTCCCTTGCGATCACAAAAACCATCTTCGTTGTCAATACATGTCCGACATGTCTTATCAATCATATCTTTATCACTCCCTTACAAATATCTTTCTGACCGTGTTATCTATTCTGCTGGATATAATTTCAAGGTGAAGTCTTTTCTTGATCTGCTTACTGAATACAATCTTACCCATAGGCTGCATATTATTATCTGCACAGAATACCTGATATCTTTTATATACGTCTGCTGTTGCTTCGTTCTCAATACTTTCAATGCCATTATCTTCAATGAATGCTTTAATAGGGTTGTTCTCATTTTCGTATTCATCCAACTGCTGCTGAACTTTTTTCGATTTAGTGAAACCATTATTTTCAATGATTCTTTTCAGTCCATCAATACCAATCTTAATCATGTATTCTACTGAACTTTGTTCATTCAGTTCATACTTAATATAAGGACGGAATTTAGGGTCAATTGTAACTCCATCTTCCAGATACTTTGAGAATCTGGCATTAAATGGGATAATAACTAAACGTCTGAGAACTGCGCCAGTTTTGTCTTTCATTCTTGGAATATCATTGGCACTGAACAGTAGCTTTGTATATGGGTTAAATTCAAACGGATCCTGACCTTTTCTTTCAGCCTTGATTCTGTCACCAGTAACAATTTTCTTAAATACTGCCACCTGAGAACCTTGCAAGAAATCATCACCGATATCATCACCTAAATTTGCCAGCTTTCCGAATATCATAGATGTACTGAACCTGTCCCCCAGTTCTTTCAGATCCAATGCAGATGTGTTTGCTTCACCAAGAATTGTTCTTATGCAGCTTATAAATGTAGACTTTCCATTTGCTTTATCACCAGTAAGCATAAACGCCTGTCCTAATTCATTCTTTCTGTAAAAGCAATAACCAATAACTTCTTCCAGCAACATCCTGATAACCGAATCATTACAGGCAAGCCTGTTCAATGTATCATCTGCCAGTTCATTGTAAGCATCCGGGTTATAGTCCCACGGTATCTTATTTGTAATAACCAAATCAGAAGTAAACGGTTGCATCTGATCTGTAACAATATCGTAAATACCGTTCTGGAACGCTATATAACGGGCATCTGCTGCCGTTTTTTCTTCGGCTATTAATTCTAACAAGTCTAACACTTCCCGGCGTTGCGTCTTCTTCAGGTTCGGTATCTGCTGGATCATCACCTTCTCAATCTCCCGGTACCCTACCTGATAGATTCCATCTTCATATACATGAAGCTGACCATTGATTCTGACTACATTACAGTTACTTTTTAACCAATCTGCAAAACGTTCAAATAAAAATGTAGTACCGTTGAAGAACACAGGTTTCTGAAAGGCTTCATCCCTAAGGATCACTTCCAGTTCTTCATCAGAAAGTGATTCTTTCAGGACGTATTTATTCAGGATCCTGATAGCTTCCCGTGTTTCATCCACCGTAAAACCATTTGCTGTAAGTGTCAGAATGTAGTTGAACAGTGCCTGATTCCTACCATCTCCTGCATCCATATCAATAAAATCAGTGGCAGCCTTTACAGGAAGCATCCATTTCGGTAACTCTTGATATGTACCACCTTCTTCAATATCCCATTCAATGAAACGTTCTTCACCGTTGATCTTGATAACCTCATATGATGTTCTGGTTCCACATTTGATGTCTGCTGTCAGCCCAATAGCAAGCGGTACATGTGTGTGGTTCCTTGTTACCTGATGATTTTTGAACAGGAAGTGCTTTCCTCTGGTAGTCTGGTATACTCTGCAATCAAGCTGATAGTCTTCAACAATATCCATCATGATTTCTGACTGTTCATAATCATCAATGTCTATCAGGATAGTGTCATTTTCCAGAACGCCCCCGAAACCGGGAAGATTCCTCACCTGCTCATAAGTCTTAAACCTGGTCTTATTCTTAAATTTTTCAACTGCTGCTTTTCCTTTGGTTTCAATATATCCTTTATAGAGCATCCATCAACCACCTACTTGTCCCATTCTTTGATACATTGCGTATGTATAAAAATCTCAGTCCCACGCTTTGTTTTTACATATTCAATATCAGGATCCTTTTCATATATCTGTTTACTGCATACCGGACATATACATGTCCAGTTATAATCTTTTTTCTTTAATGCTTTGTATCTATTCCACATTTGCACTTTTGTCATTTGAGCATTTGCCATCATCCCCACCTTTCCAGTACTATGCTGCAATACCAAACTGTTTCAATCTTCTTTTTGCTAAGTCTATATACCACTGTTTGTCCAAGTTCTGCGGTACCTTTACCCCATTTACATCATCATTGTATATAAAGCAATGATCTGGTGTATCTGCGAACTTTTCAGGTTTACCACGGGAACCGCCGCACTTTAATATCCTACCATCCTGCAACTCATTTGAAGCAAATACCCGATAAGACTTATATGTATACCGCTGAGTCTTAGGATAATCGTAATATGTATGTTTTACCCTGACACCCTCAACACGCTGGACAGGTATACAGTGTTCATGTTCTACATGTGAATATTTATCTGACAGTTTCACTAGCTTCTGAAACTCTTTCAGATCATCACACTGATTTATTGTCTGTTCCACTGGTATCTTTTTGACCATATAATCAACAAGGGCTTTATTCAGAATTGGAAGATCATAATCAACCGCTGAAAGACCTTTCAGATACTTACCGATTCTTTCCACATCACCATCAGCTGAAATCCATAAGTAATTGTTTACATCCTTCTGATAGATTTCAGAGATATTATCAAGTTCCAACAGGATAGAACATTTATCTGTACTGCAACGCTGTTCCCACTCCCAGCAGATATCATCAACCATTTCAAACGCTTCATCAGTGTCAGGAATCCAGATAATAAGACCATCCGTATTTGACTGGATCAATTCAAACCCAGGTATTACTTCCAGATGTTCAATCAGATCCAGCAACATAAGCTGACCATTGATACACATGCAGTTGTTATTTCGTGGATCATATGCAGGGTTCGTTTTATCTTTCATGGCACCTGACAGCGCATTAAGCATTTTCTTATATGGTAACTGGGCCTTTTTCCATTGTTTAGCCAGTGGTTTATTACCTGCTTTTGCCGCCTGAACTTGCGCTTTCTTCATTTTCTTTCTGGTCACGTATACCTTCGGATAGTTGTCATTACCTGCTGCCCTGGTGACAAGTCCCCATGCGATCAGCATTGAAGGATAGTAGTTGTTCACATCAACGTGTAATATCTGCCCTGTTTTATGAATTGGTTTTTCAGTTGCACCATGCAAACCACCGAAGCCAAATGTATGAGGAATCCCAGCAACTACCGTTTCCAATGAACGGTTATAAAAATATTTCTGCCACCGAAAAGAATCTGTCCAGTCGCACTTTTCCATCTCTGACTTCCATTTCTTTTTCAGCTTTATACTATTGGCTTTCTCATAGTTTTCTTTGGCTTTTGTATAATTTATCTTCATTTCTTCAGTACAGTCTTTTACCGCTGTACTGAACCAATCCTGAACATATTTGTATTTGTTCAGTCTCAGACACGGAAGAAAGAAATAATCAAATTCATCATTGAAGTCCTGTTTTGTACACCCAAGAACCTTTGCTGTGATTCTGGCTTCACTGCTGCCGATATCGGATAAACTCACATATTCCGGGAACGCCTGCACAATTCCATGCATGGCATTAAATACATCTACATTTTCCAGGAATACTTTTATAGTCTCTTCAACATCATGCCGACAGTAAAAAACTGTCTGTTCTATTTCTTTCTCAGTCAGTTTTCTTTTGATATCAAAGGGTACTTCTGTTTCCTTGATGTTACTACCCATGAAACCTTCCATGGTCTTCAGGCCAACGGGTGGGTTAGGCATAACATCATAATTTATCATTGGAAGTTTATTAAATACTCTTGAATACTGCCAGCCTTCTTTTCCCTGAATGATGATCCAGTCATTGATCTTCTTTGGATCCAATCCCAACAGAATCCCTTTCATGATGTATTGGTCATAATGACGGTTGTTAAATCCAACCCATATATTACTCATATTTCGCTCATATAAGGTTCTTAACTTATCCTTGTCATTGATTATCACGTGTTCTTTTTGATTCGTCACATCAATGAAAACTGCAAGCCAGTCACGTTCAAAAACCTCAAAATCGTAAAATATCATCCTGTCACCTTTTCAAATGCAGGGTGGAATAACATATTGCTATCCCACCCATAACTTAATTAGCAGTCAAACACCTCATTGATAGTGATAGGGTTGAAGTCTTTTGCGGCCCAATCAACCTCAGCTTCAACCTTTCCCTGCACTTCCTGAAAAATGTCAAGAACACAATCAGCAAAGTCAGAATAATTGTAAAATTCCGGTACGGTTTCTGTTTCCAGCTTGTCAAGCCATGTGCAAACGGACTTGATAGCCTTACCATCATTCCATTTTTCAGAAGTCTTGTTTCCAGAGATTACACGATTGAAAAACAGCAGTCTGCCTTTATGCGGACCTTCTTTGATCTTGCACTGTACCGCAAACATCAGCTTGTCTTTCGCTTTTGTCGGCTTAATTTCCATTTTATCGAAGCCAACAATATAAGTACCATCCGGGACATCCTCAAATGAAGAAAGATCTGCATTCTTTACTTCTTCCTGTAATGCGTCAAGATCAACTTTCTTGTCAAATGCACTGAAATCTACTGCCATAATAATTCACCTATTTAACCTTTCATTTATATAAATTCATTTGTTATCTGATTACTGTCTGGTTCTGCGTCTTCTCTGCCCTCTGACCGGTGGTTCCGGTGCATTCATTGCACCTTCAGTTTCTGGTGTTTCCGGTTTATCAGATTCAGGCTCAGTTGCTTCTGGTTCTTCCTGAACTGGTTCAGACTGTTCAACTGTCTGTTCAGCGGTCTTTCTTTCCTTGCGTGTTCTTCTTGGTGGTTTCTGTAACTCAGGGGCAGGT